CAGACCTAACACCAGAGGATCTAGCCTTCTTGAAGAAGATTGGTCAGATCACCACAGCACCAAAGCCAGTAACTACTAAGAAGGAAGAAGAATAATCATGGCAATTTTTCTAAATAACAAAGTTGGTTTTAAGATTGCCACTATCAATCTTTCAGACCATGTCACTGCGTTCACACTTAATCGTCAGTCAGATCTCATCGAGGTAAGTGCGATGGGCGATACAGCTCACAAATTTGTGACTGGATTGTCAGCAGATACCATCACAGTTTCACTTTTGAACGACACAGCAGCAGCAAATGTTCTAGCAACACTTCAGGCTGCTTATGGCACAACTGTTGCATGGGCAGCAATCCAAGATTCATCAGCTGCTATATCAGCAACCAACTTACTTTATTCGGGTACTCTGATTGTTGACAACATTACCGACATTAACGGCGCTGTCGCTGATGAAGGTATGATGGATCTTACCTTTACTTGCAACAGCAAGACAGCAACTGCTTCAACTGGTACTTGGTAATAATCTAACTACTAAAGAAAAGGGCTAAAGAAATGGCAAAGTTAAAGATCACAAGGGCAGATGGCTCTGTATCTGATCATCAGATAACCCCATCGATCGAATACGCATTCGAGGTTTACGCCAAGAAGGGCTTTCATAAAGCCTTTCGTGACGATGAAAAGCAGAGTGATGTGTATTGGCTAGCTTGGGAGTGTATTCGCCGTAGCGGTGAAACTGTCAAGATGTTCGGTGCAGAGTTCTTGGATACACTTTTAAAGGTGGAAGTCCTTGATGATGACCCGGAATTATAGGGCGTGATTCATTTACTTACTTGGTCGCAAGGCTGAGCATCGAGTTGCAGATCGCGCCTAATGACTTACTCGAACTGGATTCGAGAATGTTCAAGGCTTTATTACAGGCTATGAAAGATCGAAACAAGGAGATGAAAGATGCCAGTCGCAGTAAAGGGCGCAATCGCACTTCGTAAAGCCTTGAAAGATTTCACACCTGATTTAGCTAAGCAATTACCAAAAGACATGGCAATAGCCCTGAAGCCCGTTGTGAAGGCGGCTCGGGGCTATATGCCTTCTGATAGTCAAGTCTTAAGTAATTGGCGACCAAGAGAAAATAGCCAAGGTACTTTTCCTGTTTATACTGCAAAGATGGCTAAGGCTGGTATCGGTTACAAAACAACACCTTCAAAGCCTAATCGCAAAGGTTTCAGATCTTTAGCTCGTTTAGTAAACAAAACTGCTGCTGGTGCAATTTATGAAACTGCTGGCCGTAAAACTCCAAGTTCTAGATTCGTACAGAATCTAAACTCAAAATACTCTGGAGTAATGAAAGGCCGCGACAAGATGGAAGGCCGCGCTTTATATCGTGCCTATGATGAAGATAGTGGCAAAGCTCAAGATGGAGTTCTTAAGGCTATTGAAAAGGCTAAGCAACTACTTAACGCGAGAGCCAGGGTGAGTAACTAATGCCTAATATAGTAATTGATGTAGCAGCTGAGTTCACAGGTAAAAAAGCCTTTGACAAAGCTAGTAAAAGCACTAGCGGTCTAGAAAGTGCTGTCGGTGCTTTAAGCAAAAAGCTAGCCATAGCATTCTCAGCCACAGCCGTTGTTAATTTTGGCAAAGCCGCCGTTAAAGCATTCGCAGCGGATGAAAAGTCTGCAAAGATATTAACAAACACAATGAAAAACCTTGGATTGGAATTTCAGAATCCAGCGGTCGAATCATTTATTGCGAAATTATCCGCAGCAACAGGCGAAGTCGATGACAATCTTCGTCCGGCCATGCAGAAACTTTTGCAGGTAACAGGATCAGTTTCTAAGTCACAAGAATTGTTAAAACTGGCTTTAGATGTATCTGCTGGATCTGGAGTTGGACTTGAAACTGTTGTTTCAGATTTAACAGCTGCGCAATCTGGCAACACCAAAGGATTAAAAAAGTATGCTCTAGGTCTAACTGCAGCACAGTTAAAGACTATTAAGTTTGAAGATGTAACCGATAAACTAAGCAAAACTTTTGCTGGGTCTGCTTCCACTGCTGCTGAAACATTTACTGGTCAGATGAAGATTCTTACCACTGCTGCAGGTGAGGCTCAAGAAACTATTGGCAAAGGCTTAGTTGATGCTTTTAAGATCCTTGCTGGTACTAATACTGGTATTGAACCAATTACAAAAGCAATGGCTGATCTATCGCAAGAAGTTAGCGATACTATTGTTGGCTTAGCGTTATTTATTAAAAAGATTAAAGATATACCTGTAGCTGGTAAAGGCTTTAGTCTTATACTCGAAAACTATATAGATATATTAAAAAGATTAAGACCAGAATTAGGGCTTTTAATTGACGCACAACAAGCACTTTCAGATATGGCCAAGCGACAGACTGCACCCTTCCAACTAGGCATGAGTATTACGGGCGCTACTGACTTTGGTAGAGCTGCCGAAATAGCAGCTGCAGCCGCTGAGGCTTTAGCAGAAAAACAAAGACTTGCTAAGATCAAGGCTGATAAAGCTGCAGCCGCTGCAAAGATTAGAGCTGATAAGTTAGCAGCTTCTAACGCAGCTAAACTTGCTAAAGCAGACTCGATGTTCAATATCGAACGAATCCAGATTGAAGCTGCACTAAAGGGCAAGATCTCAGACGATGAGAAATTGCGCCTAGAATTACAAAAGGCAATCCTTAATGAGGACTTTGACTTAGCAGATAAGTTACAAAAGAAACTAGAAGCCTCACAGCGAGCCACAGCAGGTCTTCAAGGCCAGATCAATGCCATTAAGCCAGCCACTGATCCTTTTGCCGAATGGATCAAATCTCTAGCGGAAATTTCAAAAAGCCTATCGGCAATCCTTGGAATGCCAATTAACATGACTTCTTCATCGATCATGAACCCTTATGCAACTACACCAGGTTCTAAAGCTGGTGCTGGCACACAAACCCCAACTCCAGTAGTTGTTACGCCACCAACAAATAATGATCCAATTCCAGTAATTGTGGTTCCAGATCCAACTCCGCCACCAGCAACTAACAACAACAATCCCTTTGGTGGTCTAGGTGGTAACACTGGTGGCTTTGGCTTCTCACTCCCAGATTACCTAAAGAATACAATTCCACAGCAACCAGTTACAGTTATTGTTAACAACAATGGCACAACCCTTATGCAAGATGAGTTTGTTAAAGCAGTTGGAGATGCAGTAATTGTAGCCAACACAAACGGCCAAAACAATTACAGACCGGGCGCAGTCCTTCCATGACAATTCCAGTAATCAATGCGATCATAAACTTTTCAACAGGTGCTGGCTTTGCCTCGCCTATGATCCTTGATTCTGGCGTGCTCGGAGTTAATGCTTTAGCTGATACCAATTCGGTTTCAGTAGATGTTTCAAACCTAGTTGATTCAATTAAAACCAATCGAGGCCGCACAGCACTTTCAGATGTATTTCAGACTGGCACAATGAGCCTTCGGATCATTGATCAGACAGGCGCGTTCAACCCAATGAACCCGTCAAGTCCTTATTACAACTTGTTAACTCCAATGCGTAAGGTAACTATTACTGCCAGTTATAACGGAACTACTTACCCAATCTTTGCTGGTTACATAACTTCATACGATACAACCACCCCTAAAGATGTGGGTGAAATTGTTTACACTACTGTGCAAGCCGTTGACGGATTTAGACTTTTTCAAAATGCACAGATTACTTCTGTCGCTTCAGCCACAGCTGGTCAAACTACTGGCACCCGTATTGGCAAAATACTTGATGCAGTGGGCTGGCCAGCTGGCATGAGGGACGTTGATTTGGGGCTAACGACAGTCCAGAGTGATCCATCAACTTTAAGAACTTCCCTTGGCGCGATGCAAACAGTCACGAGCACTGAATATGGTTCTTTGTATATGGATGGATTCGGCAACCTCGTTTTCCAAGACCGCCAACTTACTTCATCAAGCGTTGCTGGCACTCCAGTTGACTTTAATGACAATGGCACTGGCATCTCGTATAACAATGCCGTCTGGAAACTGGACGACACTCTTGTATTTAACAAGGCCAGCATCACCCGTACTGGTGGCTCGCCGATGGTTGCATTCAACCAAGATTCGATAGATAAGTATTTCCTTCATTCTTATCAAGAGCAGAACCTGCTCATGGAAACAGATGCGGAAGCCCTAAACAATGCCCAAGCCTTTGTTGCCTCTAGGCAAGAAACTTCGATCCGCTGCGACGCAGTTACTCTGGATCTTTACACTGCCAATTACGATGCTGGCATTACTGCCGCTTTGGATCTTGACTTCTTTGATCCAATTACTGTAACCACAACTCAACCGGGTTCATCAACCCTAACCAAGACTTTGCAGGTATTCGGCGTGTCGCATGACATCAAACCAAGTAACTGGAAAACCACATTTACTACCCTAGAACCCATCATTGATTCTTTCATTATTGGAACCAATTATGGGATACTAGGCACTAACACACTTTCATACTAAGGAGAAGAAATGGCTAAACAGACCTTTACGACTGGTGATGTACTAACGG